GGTTTGAGATGCTACCAGTTTCTAGTGCATACTCACGAATTGTATTAAATGCAGATTGCTTGCTTACGCCCATTGCCCAAACAGCAACATATGGCTCTTCAAGACCATCATCTACTAATACATTGCAGTAAAAACGAAGACGGCCTCGCCATCCAGCTTTTGGATCTTTGCGATGCATTTCTTCTGCCCAGTCACGACCTTCTGCCTCCATTGTATCTAGAGCACGACGCTTGTAGTCTTTTGGGTTTGTGTGTTCTTTAACAACAAGAGCAAGACCACGCTTGTCATTGTAGTTAGAAGAGTCTTCATCTAACTCTTCAATAAAACGAATTTTTACTGATTGTCCGTCTGCCAACTTTAGCCAACGAACCTTTGATGCCCCACCCTCATATTTTGGCTTATCAATTAGAGCGTTGATATTTTTTAGCCCTTTTACTATTGTCATTATTTCTCCTTGTTTTTTCTATTTTAGCATAGCGACTATAGAGTTGTCAAACTTATATTCTAGTTTTTTGATTTCCTCGTCGCTCATTTCGCCTATGTCTTTGTATTTCTTGTCAATGTTTACAACAGATACCTTTGAGCCTATCTTTCCAACAATACGCTCTATCATTGTAGAACCTGCTTCATCATTGTCTGCTACAAGTATAACATCACTGAAATACTTTTCCAATAACTTCATCTGAACAGATGAAACATTAGCCCCTAGCGTAGCAACTGCGGGGAAACCTATTTGATCTAATCTAATTGCATCAAAAGATGATTCAACTACATATACAAATTTAGAAGACCTAACTCTATGGAGATTAAATAAAATCTTTGACTTAGGAAGTCCTGGTGTATTTTTAAAATCCTTGCCTTCTATAGATCTTGCTACAAAACCAATAGTCATTCCATCTGGAGACTGTACTGGTATTGTTACATAGTCCTGCTTATCTGAATATCCGAGAGCAAACTTATTAACAGATGCCTCTGTTATTCTACGATTATAAAAATAGTTCATCGCTCGTGGTATTTCTAATGCTTGATTGTTTAATCTCTTAATTAATACCTCGTCAAATTGCACAAACTCAGGTGCAACATATAACTTTTTGTTAACAAATTGTGTAATATCTGTCTCACTATCTTTCTGTTTAATATATCTGACAGACTCAAAATATGATCTATTGGATACAGCCATAATAAACTCTACAAGGTTCTTGCTGATGTGACAGCCAAAACAAAAGAACAAACCTTTTTCTTTGGATATAGTTCCTGCTGGTGTGCGAAAGTTATTATGAAATGGACAGAATATCATAAAATTACTTTCTGTTTCTGATGCAGGCTCAATTCCTACACCAGTTAAGACTCGCTCTACCTGTTCTTCTGTATAAATTTCATCAAACATTTGTAGCCTCAAAGTCTTTATATCTGTAATAGCCTTTATCAAAGTCAACCTGAACTAAGAAATCTCCCATAAAACCATTACGGTTTTTTCTAAATGCACATTCAATAATATCACTGTTTGCTGCACGACCAAGTGCAAGAACCCAGTCTGCATCATATGCAATCTGTCTTGACCATGCTGTTTGACCCAAAGTTGGCACGGTATTTAGATTAGTAACATCATCAGGTGTAGCAGAAGAAATGGCAATAATAGGAACTTCTTCTGCAATAGACATAAGTTTAAGTTCACGAGATAGGTTTTTCATTCGTACCGTCTCATTATCGGATTTTTGGTTTGGACTCATAAGTTGTAGATAATCAACAACAACAAAGTCTGGTTTGTATTGATCTATCTTGCCACGAACTACGGATGGATTAATATCACCACCATTGTCATTAGATACGATATGAAATGTAGGCTTGCCTTCAATTTTGTCGCTGTGCCATTTCTTTAGCATGTCTGTTTCTACTTGACCATTACTAAGTTTACGATGTGACCATAATCCTTCACCCATAATTGCATAGACACGGTTGCGAACTTCTACTTCAGACATTTCAAGACTAATAATCAATGGAGTCTTACCCTGCTTCCATGCCTGTACTGCAAAGTATAAAGATAGCCAAGACTTACCAATTCCTGGATAGGCAAGAAAGATACCAAGTTGACCTGGCATAATTCCAGATGGGAGATAATTATCAAATCCTGGCAGACCAGTTTTAATACCTATCTTGCCTAACTCTTGTTCCTTACGAACATTTTCAAAATATGCAATAGCAGACTGAATATCTGTTGCATCAATATCACGAATAGCTGAGGTATTTTTCTTTAATTCTGATGTTTTTGTAATTAAATCGTTTAAGGCTGTTGTTCCATTACCCGCCTGAACTTCAGATGCAGCAGATCTAAGAATATCTTTAATGCTTTCATTTAGATATTCAACCTGTAATTCTTCTAGATGATACTTAGTGGCACCGATATCTTTATCTGGAACAAAGTCTCTAAACTTTTCAACTACTAAAAAAACTGGCGGTACCGAACCATTAACCTCTGCATATCTACGAATAAATTGCCATACGTCTGCATGGGTACGCATGATATTTTCTACATTGGCTTGAAGCAGAACATGTATTTGTTTATCATTAAGAACTGCAGATATTAGTTTAGATTCAGTATTAATCATCTAACCACTTCCTAGCCATTTTTCTACGTTCTGCTCTCTCTGCATCGTCCCGTTCTTTATCTAGTTTTATTTGAAGTATTTTTTCTGCATTGTATGCAAAGTAATTCCAAGAAGGACAATTAACAACATCAAAATAATAATTGAGTAAATCATAACAACCAACCATTCCATAAGACTCTATAAGTGCATCAGCAGCCCACTGCTCTACATTAAGATTAAGAGAAGGCTTCTGCTCGTATCGCTGAGTGTACAACTTGCTATAACGACTAAGCAAAGCCATGCGGTCTTTGCGTTCAGCCATACTATTCTTCTACCAGCGCTGCCTTTGCTTCGTTAACCTTTTCAATAACTTTATTTTCAACAAAATCATAAATACGATTCATTGCCTGATCTACATTTTCACTATCACGTACATTATCTACAACTCCAAGATCAATTCTTAATGATTGAAAATTACCAAGATTAAGTGTATAACCAAGTGTTGCTGATACCTTAGTGCTCTCTTTTTCCATTGCCCCTCCCAAGGACTATATTTTTTCTGACCAAACTGGAACAAATCTTCCATCTTCAGTTTTTGTATATGTCAGTATACCATCACCAATTCTACGTGTCAACTCTTGTTTGGTTGGCGTAATACTATTTGTAATTAATTTATCTTTTCTAGGTCTACCTAGATGATAACTAGCAAGTATATCACGTATCTCTTTTACTTGCGACTCTGAATAATATGCTCTTATTTGCCAACCACGAGCACCTCCAGGTTGCGATCCCATGGGTGGTGGAATAATTCCTTTTTTTACTAATGATGGAAAATATTTGCGATGCCTATTGACAAGTTGAGCAGTTTCTGATACAGTAAATGCTTTTTCTCTATTTTTTCTAAAGTCATACCGCAAACAAGTTTCTAATCTATCTTTTGTAATGTTATAAACAGTAACCATACCAGTAGATCTTGAACTATGATGAAATCTTACAAGGTCGCCATTAAGAAACCAAATCTTTTTATTACCTTTAATTACAGGCTTGTTATTATATTCTTTGCTCTCAATGTTTCTTGGTCCATAAGCCATAAACCCTCCTTGCTATCTGACGGGGGATGAAAAAATTTTCTTGTACCACACGCTAAGCAGTATATCTCCAAATGTATTTGACTAGAATATTGCCTATCAACAAACATTCTACTTTTGCATTTGCTGCAATAAATCATTAAATGCTTTCCCTTATTTAGTTAGGAATACCTATAGCAATAAGATGTACGTTAATAGAAACTTCACCGCTAGAATTAAATCTAATAAAACCAGATACTGTTGAAGTAGTTACAGAAGTTATAGTAACAATAACATTGTTTCCAGCATCTCCGCCCTGATTTACTGGTGTTGCAGAAACAATGGGTGCAAACTTAAAGTCATTACCAAGAAAAGTCTGGAAATCTTTTTGCTGTCCTGCGTTCACCTGCGCTTTAGTATAAACTGGAATGATTTTTCCAACAACTTTTGCTTGTGATGTTTTTACCCTTTGTTCTCCAGCACTTGCTGTATCAATAGTAGTATAGTTATATGTTGCAAATGAAACCTGTGTAGCAATGTCATTAATTGTTTCAGCTAATTGATATATATATGTTACATCAAGTGGCTGACCTCGTTCTGGTAGTGGTACTTTTGCCATTATTCTCCTTTACTCAATTATATCAGCTATAGCGAAGTTACGCTAGATTCAAAAATAGTAAGTGTTGCATTTCTTTCTTTAACTGCTCCAGCAATCTGAACTGCAACTCTAACATTGCTTGTTGCTGCTCCTTTTAAAAATAAATACGAATGAACTGATGTTGTACCATGATAAGAGTATGATCCTCCATCAAATTTGGTAAAAACATCATAAGATGGTCTATCCTCTTCATCTCCCCAAATTGTTGTTATTGCTGATCCATTAACAACAACAGTACCGCTTACTGCAACTGGTTCTACAGAGTCAACAATAAATATTGGTGACCAATGAGACAGCCTGTTTTTATCTTCAGATATAATTCTAAACCTAACAGAATAATCATTGTTTGACTGCGCTGGTGGCAACTGATTTCTTGGAATTCTTAAAATTTTATTAGCCATTATGTAACACCTATTGAAAATCTAAATTCAACATAATTGCTTGTGTTTGGTGATTTAGATATGGTTTCGGCATCGGCATTTTTAACAACGGTATATCCAGTTAATCCATATAAAGGATTGGCCGTAGATGTATTTTCTAATCTTAATGCATCTAAAGCAACATAGTATTCATCTGATGGAGTTGAGCTGACTTCTACTGATGAATATATTCTTACAATATTTACTGCATCCCATGTAAAACTACCAGTCTTAAATAATTCTTGAATTTCTTTGGAGACTACATAATATCTATTTGTAGCAAAATCAACACCACCAACACCATCTTCTAATTCTATTTTTAATCTAGCATATTGACTGCTTGGTGCAGCAAATTCAACTAAAATTTTAACTTTATCTGGAGATGCTCCAGAATCTCCATCTTGATTAATTAAAGAAAAAGCCATTCTTAATTCATCGGTTGGAGAGTTTCTTGTAAAATCAACAGCGGTACTAATTCCAGTTAAACCAATATACTCTGATCCAGCTTGAACTTCAAAACCAGAGGTTCCTGATGCCTGTAATTCTGAAGTATCTCCCTGAACTACTACAATGTTATTAAAGAAACGGCATCGTTCGTATATTTCATCTCTACCCTCTTTAAAAAATATAGCATTGTCTGCATTTGTTTGAAATACTGAATCTGCAACAGCAATAATATTGTCATCGTCTGGATCATCTAGTGGTTCTGATACTGATTCAATTGCAACTGCGGAAGTATCAGAATAATATTGCCATCCTTCATTTGCAGTAAAAGCAAAAATTGTTTTACTGCCGTATGCTCCTGTAGAAGGATCTGTTCCAGCAGAATATATTCCAATTTCAGAAATTTCATATCTTTCTTCTGTTGGTAATTCTGCAGTAAGTACTAGTTTAGTTACATCGCTTTCTGTTATAAATCCCCTGGAAGAAATAGGAACACGAAACATTTCAAAATCAAGGTTTTCTTTTGCTGAGTAATCCCCATATGCATCACCTGTTTCTAGAGGCTGTGGACCGCATCCTATGGCTATATAAGAGGCATAGGCAGGGGCCTGACCAAGCAGGTATTTGCCAATAATATTCTTACCAATATCAGTTATCATGATTAATCAATCAGCGCCTCATATATTGTACCACCTAAACCGATCTCAACCTGTACTTGCTCATCAGGCTCTAAGTTAATAAGTTCTACTATTAGATCTCCTGTTGTATCTTCTATATACACGTATTCTCCGTTTGGCCCACTACCCTCGCCTTCACCCAAAATTTTTGTTTCAAATTTAATTGAAAAATTTGCAAAATATTTATCGGAGGTATTGTTAAGACTAAGAATATTATTAGGATTATATTGTTGATTAATTGTAGTTAGATTTTTAATAGGCTGATATTTTACGGTTTGACCATTAACTGTATCATTACGAGCAATGTTAATAATTTCATGACCACCGATATCTTCAAAGATTAAATCAGATAATATTTCTATTGGTACAGATTCATCATCAAATAAAATTGTATCTATTGGTGCAGTTTTAGTTGATTTTATTAAGTTTGCACTTACCAAAGAGCCTGTTGGAGCTATTGGTACTGCCGTTAAAAAACTAGTTGTTGACACTTTACACCTCGCTCAAATACACTGTCATTTTGGGACCAACATTTGACCTAGAATAATCAATATTATATACTATAAACCTGGTTTCTGAATCTGTTACCAAATCAAGCCCATCTTTATCTTGATATGTTAAGGTAACTACATCTCCAAGCTGTAGTGTGGGAATTGCAAATATTTCTAATCCGATAGCCTTTTTAGGGTCTTTTGTTTTGTCAATAATCCATCCCAATAGATTTTCAGCATGATCTTGAGTTTGAATATATAGGCTACTTATAGCAAATTCATTTTTACCATAAATTAGTCTGCTTTGTTTTATTTCGTCATACCTTGCTTTTTCAACAAGGGCAGAGGTTGTTTGCGAGTCACCCTTAAGCTCTGGATCTGACAAATTAGATTTTTTATTATAATATTCATCAACTGTTAATTCGTGAGTTGTATCTTGTGTAAATGTAACACCCTGAATTCTTAAATAATTTCCAGTAGTTTCATCTAAATTTAATGCAGTATCTGTAGAGTTAAATATTAAAAATTCTGCACCATACGAATCTGCTTGAAAACCAGAAACAGTGTATCCTTTAATTCTATTAAGAGTTGGTGATAATTTTGCATATAGGGCAGGGTATGCACGATCATATCTAATATCAAAATATGCACACTCTCTCATAATTGTGCCAAATTCTTCAAAATACATATTATATTTTAAAGGCTGTTGTGCACTTATACCAGATAAATAAGTTGACTGAATAATGCCACTCATAGCATATTTTCTAAATGCTTCATTTGCATCTACTTCTTTATCACCAAATGCAATAGATAGGGTTTCTCCAACAGTAAAAACCGTGTTTTGTGCATAGTTATTTGTTAGTGCATATATGTTTTCAAACATGCAACGAGATGACCCACGCACAAAAAGTGCCATATTGTTATAGGTTGGTAGCGGATCTTTATCATCTACTACTTTAATTAGTTTATTGTTAATATATAAATAAAATCTACGAGTATTGCCAATGTCTTGATATTCTACGGATAAATCATATACCGTTGGATTTTGTTCACCCATCATTCTGTACTGACCAGTAAATCTTCCATCATCAACTAAAATATTTGTAAGTCCGCCCCAAAGCTTAATAGGTATTGCATCATTATTAGAAGAATCTTTTTTTATTTTATAAAAAACAATATTATTTATAGATATTTCACCTTGTCCAGTTTTACTATCAATTTTTAAATACTGCTCAATATCGTTTTCAGTTAGAGCAATTATTTCAAAATAATATCCGTTATTTGTTTCTGAATTCAACAAAACTGCAAGACCACCAGAAGCACCACCAATGCTAATATTTTTATTTGTTCCAGAACCAGTAACCTGATAGTATGGTGTGCTTCCAATAGGAGTTTGACCTCTAACTTCATTGTTTTCTATTTTCCCAACAACTCTAATCCTTGTTCCAAAATGTTTATAGGCATTATCTAATTGCTTATAAACATATGAAACAAGGTTGATTGCAGTTTCTGTTGTTTTAAATGATGGACCATTCATTACTAAAGCAGAAGACTGTATTGTTCCACTCTGAGTTGTTTTTAAATTATTTACATCGGTTTCTGTTAAATAATTTGTTGTCATAAAATTTTTAATAATACCATTTCTTGTGGTTTGAAGAGCAAGAACATTGTTTACTCCAGCAGCGCCAACCGTAGTGACTGGCGCAGAAATATCTTCATCTAGTATAGTAGTAAACAAATACTCTGTCTTCATATCACAGCCACGAACATATTGATTATCAGTCCAATATGTATTTATACCAGCGGTATGCTCAACAATTGGTGTTCCAAATTGTCCACGACCACTTTGAAGTACCGCTCCAGACTTCATTCTGGTGTTTCCATCTACTGTTTCGTAATATGGCAAAGAATATATTCTAACAAGACCAGTTGGATAAATTTTTCCATTAAATGGCAGGGAAGCAAAATATTCTTGATATTCTTGATTGCTACTAATATACACGTTACCAGTTCCAGTTATATTAAATTGAACGGCATCATATTTAATTATCTCTCCATTAGAATAAAAATATCCTTGATATCTTGTTAGCCAGTATACATTTTCACCTAAATCTAAAATATTATTAATTACTGCTCCTTTTGATACTGTAGGATCACTTGCTATTAAATTTGAATTTATGGGCATAGCAGATAAAACATAACTTCCTTGCTTTGCTGCTACTTCATTTACTGTTTTTAAATTTTCTGTTCCAGACACCTCCCATAAAAGAACTGGCTTGTATGTCCAAGTTTTTTCACGATCTATTAGGCTCGCCTGTCTTATGCTTCCATAAGATCTTTGTATATATCTAGTTGTATATGTAATTTTTCCATCATTAAATACCCGCTTATCTTGTGAAGCAATTGATAAAATATTTGGCAGATTTCCAGAAGATTCATTTTTTATAACACCACTATCTGTTTGGTTATTTGAACCAGAAAGCACAAAATCAGTGCCTCTGTTTGCTAATTCTGGTAGCAAATATTGTTTGGTCATTACAACAAAATTATTATACTCATCAAAAAACATGGCGCTTTGTGTTGCTATAGCAAGTTGAGTTAACACCTCTGCTACGTTTTGATCTGGCGCTACAAAGAAAAACGGTATTACTGGATCCGATTCATCGTCAATTCTTCTAAAAGTATAATTAGAAAATCCAATGTAATCTAATAATGTTGATATAGCCATGCTTAAGGATGTTTCTGTCATAAACAATCTTGGTGCTGGCATAGACTCTAAAAAGAAATAAAAATCTCTTAGGCTTAAAGATATCGTTGCTCCAGTTACATCTGCTTGTGGAAAGCCGTCTGAATACAAAGTTTTAATTGGAACAAAATAGTCAAACCCATCAACATTAATAATTTTTTCATAAAAATTAAATTTTATATTCTTACGAATATAGTCAGCGATTATACTATTTGTATTGTTATCATTAAAAGCCTGATCGTCATCAAAAATATTCATATCACCAGTAGAGGCCAATAACTGTCCAACTGGGATAGAGCTATTTCCAAGATCGGAAAGCATTTTTGTTACTTTATAATCAATAACCTTATCTGATATATTTACGACTAATCGTGGAGACATTTCAATTAAATCAAAAGTAGAGTCTTGCTTGTTCATAGCATCTACTGCTATTCTTAAACCTTTTAAGTATTGAAACTGTCTATACTTTGTACCGCCGTCAATTGCGTCGGTAAAAGAACTTGGTGAAGTTAGGTCATCTACAAAGCTAGTTTGATTTGTTATTGTTTCAGAACCCAACTTCCAACCATAAATTGGATCAAAAGTTTCATATTCTTCTCCAGTCCAAATATGGAATGTTCCAACCTCTCCATCTGTTTCTACTACAAGATACGCATATCCAGTAACATTTGACTCAGGAAGCAGGGTATCTGAAGAAATCTGTTCTGCAAATATAAATATATCTTTATAAGCATCTGGAATTATCAAACCATACTCAAGTTCTAAATAACCGTCTGGTCCAATAATTGGAGAATTTTCTTCGTCATCTCTTGTATCAAACTCGTTAGCTACATATAGGTCGGTCCAGTTTGTTCCATCAAGATATTGTATTTTCCATCTTGAAGGAGTTGTTTTATTTGCCTCGCCAAAAAGTGGGTCATTAATACTTCCAGTGTTCGTTACGAAAGGTCCAAGATCAACATCTCCAACATTTGTTTGCATTTTTATTACAATACGATTTGTTGGAACTGATTCTTTGTAAACTACAAATGGCACGGCATCGTCAATAAAATACGTGTTATTTAAAACTCTTTTAGCCACTCCGTACTCAGAACCGTTTTCTGTTCTATATGAGGTCCAATATCTAAATTGATCATATCTTGATGACATATAATATCTTGGACGCTGCGCTAGGCTTTCTCCAGAATTTGCAAGATGTTTTCCAGACATATAAAATGCTTTATTTATTCCAGATCTAGGTCTAAATGGTTTTAAGCAATCTTCTAAGGAATATAACATTTTCATTTTATCTTTAGGCAATGTAAACTGTTGTGGAGTGTCGTCATCTTCAAATCCACCATCAACTACAACATCGGCATCTGTTGCACCAGTGTAATAATTACCTTGATCCAACTGATCAAAAGTAGATATTAATGTGCTGTAAATAGATCCTGTTGTTTGCGGACGGTATCTATAATTGCCAACCTTAAAAATATTGTCTGGCATATTCATATTCCATTGAGCAAGAATCAAAGACTGCAAATTCACTGTTGCCGATGTTTCAAAGTGAGTCTTTAATGCTTCACTTACAAACATTTTAGACCTCTTCCAGCGTTACCGATATATTCCACATGTCAAAGTTATCGCCACCACGTTTAACTACCGAATAGTTAAAATCTGCAAAATATACTTCAATAATCTCATTATATTGTGCAAGATGACCAAATGAGTTGTCTACAACTTCTCCGTCTTCTTTAAAGTTTGCATAGTTATCGTATGCTAGATACATCCAAAAAGGTTCTGTATGAGAGTTGTACCAATCTAGTATTGCTACCCCGCCTGCGCCGCCGTCTGCTGTAAATTCTTGTGTTATATTTTTATATGGCGATATTCCAGTATCTTCATCAAAATCTGCTACCTGATAATACGATCTTGATGGAAGCATATTCCAAGAAAAACCAATTTGTAGTTTGTCTGCAATATGATAAGAACGCATACGACCATTAATAGTTCTTTGACGTTGTTCTATTCTTTGCGGAGTAAATGAAAGCTCACTTCTATTGTGATCAGACAAAATAATAAATTGATTTAATAAGTCTGAGTCGGTTTCATCAGTATCTGCTCCAACCTCGTAGCCATTAGGAATATAAATACCACTAGCTAAAGTACCAGAGTTATTAGACCACAAAACTGCTTGTGGACGTTGATATCTTTTTCTGCCGCTTAAATATGCCGAGGTAGTCATTAAATTGCTCTCTGAGTTCTAACTCTTTGTGAATCAATCTGTTTAATCTGCGCCATTACTGATCTTGCAATTTCATCAGGATTTGCCCCAGACTTAACATTTACATTGATACTATAATTATACACGTTATCGGTTGAAGATTCTCCATTATTCATTGCTTTTAATTTATCTATACCATAATTTTGTACAGCATATTTACTCATTATAAATTCACCAGGTGATAACATTGCTGGTATTTTATCGGTACCCTTTGTAAATCCACCTTTAGCCATATATTTTGGTTTTATATATCCACCTTTAGCCAGTTCTAGTAAAGTAACGCTATCTCGACCACCACCACCACCAGCAATGATTGACTGAGACGATAGCTGATCTCCAACTAATGAAGGCAAGGCAGCAATGATTGACTGAGTTGTAGCAGCTATTACTGTTCTTCCATCAACAACCCTAACCCCACTAACAGTAAAAGGTGTTTCTGGAGTGGTGTATTCTGGAGTGAAAATAACTTTATCTCGACCCTCGAAATCAAAATTTGGAGTGGTGTCTTCTGGAGTGGTGTCTTTTGGAGTGGTGTATTCTGGAGTGAAAATAACTTTATCTCGACCCTCGAAATCAAAATTTGGAGTGGTGTCTTCTGGAGTGGTGTCTTCTGGAGTAGTAACCTTTTGAGTGGTATAGGTGTCTTTTTGTTTTGTTGGTGGTGTTGGAGTTGGAGTGGGGGTTGGTTTTGTTGGTGGTGTTGGAGTTGGAGTGGGGGTTGGTTTTGTTGGTGTTGTTGGTTTTGTTGGTTTTGTTGGTGGTGTTGGTTTTGTTGGTTTTGTTGGTGGTGTTGGTTTTGTTGGTTTTGTTGGAGTATCCGATTTACCACCGCCACCGCTACCGCTACCGCTACCACCAAGAAATGAACCAAATCCTGCAGTAAATTGACTCCAAATAGATCCAAAAATATTTAATGATGCTATGACTCGTCCAATTTTGTCTGGCAAGCTTTGTAGCCACTCTTTAAAATCTTTCCAAACATTTAATAAATATGTTTCTATTGTTGGCATCTTACCCCAAAGATCTCCAACTGCATCTTTAATTTTTCTTGGAAAATTTGATAGCTCGGTTGATGCCCCTTCCCATTTTTCTAGAAGCCATGCTCCAAAAGTTTTAGTTTTTAGCCAAATATTTCCCGTCGTTTCATTTAATAAAGTTGGAAGATTTGCAAGCCATGGTTTTGCCTCTTCCCATTTTTCTAGAAGCCATGTTCCAAAAGTTTTAATCCTTAGCCAAATATTTCCCACAGTTTCACCTAATAAATATGGAAGATTTGCAAGCCATGGTCTTGCCTCTTGCCATTTTTCTAGAAGCCATGCTCCAAAAGTTTTAGTTTTTAGCCAAATATTTCCCACCGTTTCATTTAATAAAGTTGGAAGATTTGCAAGCCATGGTCTTGCCTCTTGCCATTTTTCTAGAAGCCATGCTCCAAAAGTTTTAACTCCAGACCAAATGTTTCCTATATTTTCTTCTAATCTTTTTGGACTGTCCTTTACCCATTCTACTATTGAGTCCCAACCCTCTTTTAGCCATGTCCCAAAAGTTATAACTCCAGACCAAATGTTTCCCATATTTTCTTTTAATCTTTTTGGACTGTCCTTTACCCATTCTACTATTGAGTCCCAACCCTCTTTTAGCCATGTCCCAAAAGTTATAACTCCAGACCAAATGTTTCCCATATTTTCTTTTAATCTTTTTGGACTGTCCTTTACCCATTCTACTATTGAGTCCCAACCCTCTTTTAGCCATGTTCCAAAAGTTTTAACTCCAGACCAAATGTTTCCAGCAGCAGTTTCAATAAGATTTGGCAAGTTAGCAAAAAATGCAGGAATATCTTCAAGTAAAAATATTTTAAATCTTTCCCATTGACGTTTCCACCAACCCATAGGGCCTGCATCCTCTGGTATTTCTGCTGCTTGCGCGACTTTTGCTGCAGTTAGTGCTGCTTCTAGCTCTGCTAGTAATTTCGTTTGTGCATCAATTTGTGCCTTTGTATATTGTCCAGTTGTTTCTGCTGCATCTTTGGCATTGGTTTGTAATAGTTCTAGCTGTGCCTGTAGTAGCTCTATTTCTTGGTCTAACTCTTGATTAGACATACCCTTAATTCTAAGAGATTCAACCTGATATGCTACTAATGCATCATAGTCACCCTTCATATCATTAAGAAGTATCTTTTCTCTTTCTAGTTTCTTTAATGCGTCTTCTACTGGCGTTATAGATGCCTGCTGTATTGCATATATCTTTTCATTAATATTATAAATCTCTTCATCGTTTGCTTTGATTTGTTTTTTGATAGCAAGCATCTGTGGATTATTTTCTAATGATTTCTTTTCCTGATCAAGTCTAAATTGTGCTGCGTCTGCTCGCATTTCTTGTGCGGCTGATGCCGCAGCAGAAATATCTCCCTGAGAAAGAGCATCTGCTATGGTAATTTGACGTTTCTGCTGATTAGCAAGATAGTTTTGCATATCGGCAACTTCTTGTAATGCATCCGCTTGCTTTTGATACTGCTCTTCTAACTGGCTAAGTTTTCTATTTGCAACATCATTTTCACGATTATATTTTTCTATTGAACCATTAAGATCTTCAATTTGAAATTGTGCTGCACGGTATTCAGGAGTAACTGCTGCTGCAGTATCCATATCAATTCTCTTAAGCTCTTTTTCAATATCAAAAATACTTTTTACAGATTCTGGATTTATTTTTAAATCAACGCTAACTTTTGCTAATTCTTTATTAATATTAGCAATAATGTTATTTACATTATTCTTAAAATCTGCCTGTGCTGGCTTTGCAACCTCAATAATTGCAGCAATCTTAAGTTGAGCTTGCATTTTCTTAAATGCATCAATCTTTTTTTGTAAACTTTCTTCCGCAGTAAGTGCAGATGAAGCGCTAGTAGTTTTTATTGCATTAGCCCGCATTTCATCAAGTTTTGCTTTTGCTTCGTCTACTTGTCTCTGAAGTTGTAATACACCAAGAGCGCCTTTAAATACTGTATCTAAACTATTTCGTAATTCATCAGTGACGCCTTTTGCTTCTCTTATCTGAGATATAAATCCACTTAGATCTACTCCAGCAGCGCCAACCTTCATAAGCATGAAAGCATCAGCGCTACCCTTTACATATCTTTGAATATTGGCAAATTCTGGATTTAGATTAACTAAACTTTGCTTTAATACTATTAATTCTCTTGTTTTACCCAAAGTTTTAATATGATTTCTAATTGCAGTAAAAGATTTATTTGCCTGCTCGATAGATAATGTACCTCTATTTAATTGACTGCTTACAGCATTAAAAGCAGAAGATGTTACCCCAGCAACAAGCATAAGATTTTTTTGTAAATCTTTAGTTGATTTATTTGCTTCAGCAAGTGCTGGCTTAAATGATAAATCAAAAATATCTGTACTTTGTTTTAGTTGTTCTTCTAGGTTTACTGTATCTAGTCTAATTTGTGAATTTATTAAAACCTTTGACTTCCCGCTCATTTTTGCCATTGTTTCAAGCAATGTTTGAACTTCTTGTGGAGACATTTCACGAGCAATCAACTCTATACCAAATGATGCCAAAATAGCAGTTGCTTGATCAGCGGTTGCTTTTCTTAGTGTTTCTACACGAGTTAGTAATTCATTAGAATCTTTGATCGCTTGTTCATATTTTGCTCCACGCTCTTGAGTTTCTGGAGTTTTTCCAAAGAAAGTAGGTGCTTCAAATGCACTCTTTGCTAGATTTGCTCCAAGAGCATTTTTTAAGCCTTCAAGTTCATTAGCGGAAATAGTAGCAGCCTTACCAAATCTTTCAATTTCAAACATATGTTTTTTATATGCTTTATTTACTGCATATATTGAAGCTGCAATTGCAGCCAATGCAGCTAAAACAATTAACGCTGTTCCACCAGTTGCTGCAGTAATGCCAGCAGCACCTCCAACACCAGCAGTAATTCCTGCTCTTGTTGCGATTCCAGCGCCAGCTCTTCCTACTCCTCTGGCAATACCAGTTCCCCCCATAGCCTGACCAATTTTAGTTTTTTGTAATAGTTTTGAAAATTTTCCAAATCCACCAATTAAAAGTGTTAAGAATTTTGTATTAGTTAAAATCTGTAAAGTAGTAGCAAGTGCAAATAATCCAGCATTTACTTTAAATAGTAGAGGTGATAACCCTCCAAGATCTGCGCCAAACATTGATAGTGCGCCAGCAATTGATCCAAAAGCAAAAGTAGTTCCAAGAAGTTTTCCATTAAGTCTTCCCAATGCAGCATTATTTTGGTTAATTGCATCTTTTTGTCTTGCTGCTGCCTGAGTTGTATCTTTAGTTATAGCAATATTTTCTTGTGCTGCTCCAAGATTAATGCCTCCTGCTGCAGGACCAACTGGCACTCTTAGAGGCTGTCCTCCTGGGCCAAGCAAACCTGTATCTCTCATTCCACCAACTGCGGTCTGTGTTAAAGCTCTTGCTGTTCTTGCAACATCGTCTGTTTGATTTTGCATACCAACTTGAAGACCACGTGCTATATCCTCGCCTACTGCAATAGTTTTCTTTGATGGAGATTTTGTTGCTGCCCCTTCTATTGCACCCTGAACAGCAGCATCAGCAATTACTTGTCCTTCTTTAAAAGTAATTCCTTTACGTAAATCAGCCAAAACTTTCTGTTCTGCTGGACTTCCAGCGCCAGCTTTCTTTCTTAAAAATGGATCTACATAAGTTAATTGAGCGCTTCCTTGTGGAATATGAGCAAAGCTATAGTCACCAATATTTTGTGGTACTGTCATACCCCTTTGTGCAAGCTCTCTTGGAAAATTGCTAATAGTTTGCTTTTTAAGTGTTTCACCAAATCTTTCATATGATGCTCTTTTAATAACTGTTTGTCCTGCCTCATTAAGGGCTAACTCAACTCTTTTTATATTTGTTTGTGTTTTATCACTTGATAAAGGCATTACAAGTTTGCGTAAAGCAACAGATAATTGTTCTGCCTGCTCTGCACTAATTTTTGAATTTTGTACTAGACTATCAATATGAGCAACTATTTGTGGATATTGCTTTTCTCCAAGTTGTGCAACAGTTTTTATATCATCACTAATACCACTCTTAAATACATTAAATATTTCATCAAGTACTGGATTTAAACCTTGCCAAAAATTATTATAATTATTTGCTGTTTGTTTTATTCCTGCTTCTGCCATTGCTGCAGTTTTTATAGCAGATGCAAATGATGCCTTTGCCTCCTCCGACATCGCAAGCCACTCTGGGTCCATTCCAAAACCGCCAGGGGTATTTCCTGGAGCCATCATTGCTACAGGAGAAAACCTTCTTTGCATAAATTTTCCACCAAGAACAGTTCCTATTGTTTCACCAAAATTACTCTTTTTGTACCCTGGAATATTCTCTGCAATAATTCCCTGTATTAATCCTGCATATTTTTGAGATTGTTTCTTTGGAATAACAATTTCTCCAGGTGTGAGCATTGCTGGAACAGTATCTTGATTACCTGATCCTGGTACTGAAAATACTTCTCCACCCTTTGCATATCCTCTTGGTCTTGGTGATAACATCATCGCTGGATTATTCATTGCAAACTGTGCGCCAGCACGAGCGGCAGATTGATAGGCCTGAATTAATTGATTTATAGCAGTAGATTCTGCATTAAATGTTTGTGTTAATCTTGCATGTGATTGATCTAACGAGTGAGCAACGGCAGTAGCATTTAATTGTTCTGTCGTTAAATAATCTGTTTGTTCTCCAAGAATCTGTGTCTGCCCAGTTAATCTTAAATAACCCTGTCTTAATATTAATGCACCCTTAACAATATTTGCTAAACCGTTTGCAAGCAAACCAAATGTCATAAGAGCTAATGGACCAATAGCACCAATTGTAACTGTTAATACTACTATTGCTTTCTTTACACCATCTGAAAGGTTATTAAATTTTTCTAATATACCGCCAATAAATTCAACTATAGGAGTAACTGCTTGTAAAAATGTTTGCCCAACTGGAACAAGAGCAAGTTTTAAATCTTCTACTGATTTACGGAATTGATTCATTGCAGAATCTGCAGTCATTCCTAATTCTTTGTCGGATAGTGCAGCCAACTCTTCTACTGAAGCGCCAGCAAGATCTAGAACACGAGATGCCTGTCCAGTCTGATTAATAACATTATCAAACAAAGTAGATAGACGAGCAAACTGAAACTTACCAAATAGTTGCTCAATTGCACGAGCACGATTAAGTGGATCAAGAGTATCTAGTGCTTGTGCAAAAGCAATAACTGTTGCTTTAAGATCTCCCTTATTGGCTTCAATTATTGATTTAATATTAATTCCCATATTGGCAAGGAATTTGCTTGCCTTGTCTGTAGGATTAATTAGTGCTGCAAGACCAGACTTAAGTGCATTTGCACCTTCAGATGCATTAATACCACCTTCTTTCATGGCTGCCATGAAGAAGGCTAAATCTTTTACATCTCCACCAAGTTGCTGAATAACTGGAGCAACTTTTGGAATAGCAGTTGTAATGTCATCAAGAGAAACAACCGTTTGGTTTTCAACTGCGTTTAAAAAGTCAATCGATTCTCCAAGATTTGCAGATGACATTCTAAAAGCATTTTGCAAAGAAATTGTAGTTTCAAGTGCTTTTTGTTGTTCAATTTGTCCAAGAACAGAAAGTCTTGTTGCTTGTGTTGTTTGACGCTGTAAATCTAATCCAGAAAAACCTGCTGCTGCAGCCTCTGCTGCTAGTGCAACAGTTTGTGATACTGCAATTCCATATCGCGTAAACTGTTGACCAAGTTCATTAATAGAGTCTAGTGCTGCTTCTGTTTCTGAAGCAGGTGTAAATAAATCTCCGTAAACCTTTCTAAATTTAAGTGCTGCAGTTTCCATATCCATAAATGCACGAGCAGCGGTAACTCCAAGGCTTGCTAATGGTAGAGTAAAACCAACCATTAACTGACGTCCAGCCCATTGTGTATTCTTACCAAAATTTAGAAGATTGGTAGAACCTTGTTTTACAAGTTGATTAAATATTGCCTGTCTTTGTGCAACAAGTTGAGTTTGTGTTGAATATTTTTTAAGGTCAAGCTCATTAGGAATAATAGCAATTGCTTTCATTGCCCCGCTAGTATCACGGCCTAATTTAATATATTGTGTTTGTAATTTTTTTACACGATCTTCTGCTACTTTGCCAATCGTATCAAATTCTGATTTAAACAATCTACCAAAAGTTCTTGTAGCACCTCCTGCATATCGGAAGTACTCCCGCATTGAAAACTTATTCTTTTCAAGCGACTCTGTAAACGATTCTGATGTTGTTCTTACAGTTCTAAGTTCTGCAGAGAAAGCCCCCAAAGCATTAACACTATTAAGGAAATTTCTCTGCAGATTTCTTTGCGCCAAAGCAGCGGCTTCGCTACCTTTTGCAATAGAACTATGAAATTGTGAAATCTGACGTTGTAGTGCCTTTAATTGGGCTAATGCTTCAGACGTATCAATATTTATGTCAATATTAGCATTAACGTCAGCCATTTAATTTCACCTCTTTATTTATTTTTTATTAGTTGTTCGATGACAAATTGCCCGAAACCTCAGACAGGTTTACACCTGATGCTGCTTCAACAATTTTATAGACAGTTGGAAGGTCTAGAACTTCCTCAAGTTTTTTAACATCAGCCAATTCTGGGCTGTATTGTTTCATAGCAATTTCTACACATTCAATAAGGAGAGTTATCGACTTCTCGTTATTGTCTGCCACCTCTGCTACCTTTTCAAACTTGCTCATGAAAGGACGAAGCAATGAGATCTTTAAAGGCCTCACTGAGATTTTCGTGCCATCCATAAGAACAAGTTCTTGGCTCTCATACGTTGTTGTTGCCATTTATCCTCCTATATAGGCTAAATGTAATTATAGCACAAAACGGCTATTTTTTATATATTATTGTTTCACTATTGATGGATCACGTAGGTCATC